TACTTTGTAAGAGTTTATCGTGGAGAAGATCGTTACACAGTTAAAGTTATTAGATTTATATTAGGACTTTTGATCCTATTTTACAATATTTTATTTGTATTTCCAATTTTAATACCAATTTACAATGAACTTTTTAAAAATAAAGCCGTCTGTGCTGGATTCTAGATATCAAAGTGCTTCAACGATATCTATGGGCCCTCAACTCAGACCACCAACCTTTAAGATGGTGCACAATATTTGGCGACAGCCCACCGTGCAACCTGAAAACATTATAAAACAAAATAAACAGTATAAAAATGATAAAAACACAAAAACATTAGAAAATATCAATGTCTTTGGGGACTTTTCCCCTCAAGGCAATGACAAAAAATACAAAAAAATATTTGATGAAACTAGTGAGATAGAACTAGTGAGAGAAGTTAGAAAATTATTAGAAAATGATGACAAGATTAATCCTAAATTTAAAGTTTCCCGTTCTCAAGTCCGACAGAAAGAGTTAAAACACTCGCAGCAAACGTCATACTATTCTGCTGCGAAGGAACGAACTGCTTTTTGGAAGAAACGCTTTGATGAATGTGCTAAGTATATGCCACCAGAAGAATTTATTTCTGAGGAATTTGTTCCACAGATGATGAATTTTGATGTTGGCTTGAATCCTGATTCCTTAGCTAGTCTTGATGCGATAGTAACTAAATTTACGAGTGCGCTGTCAGTTGACCACCAGGTTAAAGTTGATGTGAACCCGTTATCAGGACTATTGCAGTGGATTGACTCTATTTTGTCTGATCCTGTGAATTTTATATTCATTTGGAGTGCTTTTGCCTCTCATGTCTATTATTTTAGACAGTGGGGTTCAGCTATAATTCTTATAGGACTTACCATTCAAGGACTCCGTAAGAGTCAAGAGGTCTTAAGTGATCTTAAGCAGTTGGGTTTTGAGAGTATCTCAGCCCTTACTACTTGGATTTCTGAAAGGTTTGGTGAAGAACAAATATATCTTCCTAGAGAACCTGGAGACTGTATGTTAGATCGTTTTGAAGATACATACAGTCCTCAAGGAAGCATGGATGATTTTATTGATCCTATTTCTGATGGATTGTTTTCACTTTTATTTATGAAGGTGTTTCACACATCCTACAAGTCTAGGAATTTTTCAGCCTTGGCTCGCGACCTGGGTTCCTTTGATAGATCCCAAAAAGGAGTAGGAGATTTTGTTTCGTGGTTTATGCAGCGTTTGCAGAAATTTTTGTCTTACTTAGGTAAGGTTATGCAAACTGAAGTTCCCGAGCTTGTCTCCCTTGCTGATAGTGACGTTTTAGAGTTCTCCAAGCAAGTGGCAGAGATTGTTAATGACTTTGATGATGGTGTCAATGTCAATTTTGATTTCTTCGTTAGAGTAAACCAAATTAAGAAATTTGGTGAGGCTCTATTGGCGAATTCTCTGCCTAGTGCTAGGGATAGAAGAAATGCACTCCGTATGGTTCTGAACAAGATACAACCCTTATTGGATAAATGCAAAGCTAATAATGTAGTACATAATGGTCCTAGAAGGACTCCATTGGGTATACTAATTGGTGGAGCACCTGGTGTAGGCAAAAGCTATTCATCAGTACCTTTTGTTCATGAGTTAATAGCAAGAGTTATAGATGATAGTAGTTTGGAGAGTTTCCAGAAAAATCCTAACGATTATATTCTTAATCGAATTTGGGAAAATGATTTCTGGGATGCTGACCATGCTCAGTTTTGTATTGTTTATGATGATTTTGGGCAAACACCCAATAATGTTATTACTAAACAAAACGAGTATATGGAAGTTATTCGTGGTATTAACTGCCTTAATTTTCCATTGACTATGGCTGCACTTACTGATAAGGGATCTACTAATTATCAACATCAACTGGTTTTTGCTACCACCAACAAGACCTCATTTAGGAATTGTATGGGGGTTACGAAACCTGAGGCAGTCACCAGAAGATTTAGAGAATCTTACTGGTTGGCCCCTCGTAAGGCTTATTGCTTGAATCCTGATGTTGAGATTATGGAACGTCGTCTTGATCAATCTAAATGTGTTGGAGTCTTTGATGTGGATGTGCATGAGTTTTTCCCTTATGATTTTCTTGAAGGGAAATTCTTACACAACTGCGAAGGTTTATCTTACTATGAGCTTATGGATAAAGTAGTTCGTGACTTTAAAGATAATATCTCTAAAGAAGATAGGGCCCTGGCTAATATGCATACTGCTATAGCAAAGGGCATCCAACATAGGATGAAACCACAAGGAGTCTTTTCAGATTCTAAAAGCTTTTTCCATGGGATGATGAATTCAGTACTTTTAGCCCGTAGTATCAATAATTGCGTATTTGAGTGCCAAATGGATAATAACCAAATGGTACCAATGCCCATTGCAATTAAGAGTACGGAAGATGAAGCTCTTATAAAACTTTGTACCTCTGAAATAGGTTCTACTGATTTGGAGGACAAAGAAGTTCTATTGATTAATAGAGAGCTCTTAGCAAATGCTATTAGTAAAGTGCATCATCTTAACATTGAAGTATCACGTAAAATAGCTTTAACCTTCACCCCAGACAGAGATATGACCTCTTGGATTACTTTAAATTGTTATGAGATCCCGAGTAGGGTTACGTCATTCATTCAGAAGGAAACGTCCATTTTCTCTAGTATTATGGGTGGGGTTAGAAAAGCTAGTAATTCTTCAATAGGATTTGTCCGTGAACATCCAATCTTAACTAAGTTGGTTGCTGCTGTAACTGTTTTAGCTCCAGTGGTTTCAATAGTAGTAAAGTGTTTGTCCAAGGTTTATCCTCAGAATGCTTCACGTAGTGATTGGATTAAGCATAAAACTCCAGTAGCCGCTAGACAACAATACCAACACGTTCGCTTTATTAAACAAAGTAGATTTGACCCGCAATTTAATGATATCCCCGCTATTTCACAGGGATTGTCCCAATTTGCTCATAAGGTGTATAAGAAAAACACCTATTTGTTTGCTTTGAATCATGATAGGGAAGCTTGTGGTGCTGTGACTTTTATCAAAGATAATGTTGCAGTTGTACCGTTTCATTTCATTGACAAGATGTTAGAAATGGCACATAATGGCTTTTATAATGATGACAGTGATCCTGCTGCCAGTATTGAATTGAGGAAGCCAAGTACTACAATTAAGTATTGTTTTAAGCCTCAGGACATGACTATTGCGGCCGTGACTCAGAGCGAAACTACTCTTGAGGATATAGCTTTTGTTAGATTCAAGAACTTGCATGCTCATTGTGATTTAACAGATTATTTTATTGATGTAGATCACCCACTTTTTAATTATAATTTTAATATTATGTTGAATGTAGTTAAAGAGACTGGTCCTATTCAATTGGTATCTAAAGGCACTTTTGGACATGTTTCTTATGGAGAGTACTCAGTGGATTGCTGTATTGAGTATAGGTTGCGAACAGGAGTTGGAGATTGTGGTTCCATATGTTATGGCCATAATCCAAAGACTTCTAAACCTGTGATCTTAGGAATACATGTAGCTGGTTCTGCTAGTGGACATGGTGTTTCCTATTTCCTGAGTAATATGCAAGTTACAAAAGCTTTGGCAGAATTGGATAAAGATGCTATTGTTCCTGAAGTTGATGATGATGAAATTCCTATGGAACCTCAGATGTATGTTTCCAACAAATTACCAGAAAATGATCTCCCTGACAAACCTTGTGCTAATAAAGTCGCCATGGAGGAGGTCAGAGCTCCCAGGGCTGTAACCAAAACCAATATCATCCCAAGTGCTATCTATGGTGAGTGGGGACCTGCTAAGACCAGGCCAGCTCGCTTGAGGAATTTTACTAGGGATGGGAAATTAGTTAGACCTATTCATAAAGCCTTTAAGGACTATGGTGGAGGATTTCCAGCTTATAATTCTGTTTTATTGGATAATGTTACTGGTGAGTATATCCACCATCTGCATGCAAATGCTAAAGCTAACCAGCCTTGGAAACCACGTTTGTGGACTTTTGAGGAGGCAGTTGAGGGAATACCTGGGATTGAATTTTGTGAGGGTATCCCCCGTTCAACTAGTCCTGGTTATCCCTTGTGCATGTATACAGAGGGCCCTGGAAAAACAGATTTTTTTGGTAAGGATGGACCGTATGATTTTAACACGCCTGCTTGCAAAAAGCTTAAGGAGCAGGTTATGTTGATCATAGAAAATGCCAAAATGGGTCAGAGGGATAAGCATGCCTTTATGACTTTCCTTAAAGATGAGCGTAGGAAGTTAGCTAAATGGGAAAACGGAGAGACACGCATGATCTCTGGTACAGATTTAGCTTTTCTTATCGCTTGTCGAATGTATTTCGGTGACTTTATCAGATGGATGATGTCTAATCGCATAGCCAATGGTAGTGCTGTGGGGGTTAACCCTTATGGTGAAGAATGGGCTATGTTGTACAGGTATATTCTTAATGGGGATGCTTCCTGTATTGATGGAGATCATGTCCAATATGATAAGAAGGAACTTGAAAATTTACATAGTATGTGTTTTCGAGTAGCTGAAAGTTATTATAAAGGATGTCCTGAAGTAGATACAATGGTTAGGAAAGTGTTTTCTCAAGAATTATTAAATCCACAGTATTTGTGTGATGGTATAATTTGGAGTGCTGCAGGTTCTATGCCTTCTGGTAGTTTCTTCACAACCATGTTTAATACTATAGGTAATAACATATTACTACGTTATGCTATAGTTGGGGCAGCTTGTGGTAAAGATCATCGAATAGCGGTGGAGGAGGATTATGTTCATGTAATTTCATTACTATCAAAAGAAGCTCGTTTTATAGCACTTGGGGATGATAATATTTGGTCGGTTAGGGCTACACTAAGAGATTTAGTTACACCTGGTAAAGTTGCCCAAGTCCTTTCAGACTTGGGGTATTCCTATACTGCCGCTGATAAGACCCCCCTAGGCACCCAATATCGTGATTTAAAATTTTGTACATTCCTCAAGAGGGGATTTTATGTAGCTGATAAAACAGTTCTAGCCCCTCTTGATATTGATACCATTAAGGAAATGCCGTATTGGACAAAACGTAATGCCCCCCCAGACAATGAGTATGAAGTCTTAACACAGGCTTTATATGAGTTGTCATTGCACTCACCGTCATATTTTGATAAGTATGCGCCTAAATTTATAGATGCAAGTATCAAATTTTATGGCAAACCTCCGCCTTTTACCTCTCATAGATCTTGTAGAGCTAA